AGTTAACTGTATTGACTAATTGACTCTTATTAATTTTACGAAATGGTTTAGCAAATAATGAAAAGCATAGTGCATCTAAAATGGTTGATTTACCAGAACCATTTTCTCCAACGATCAGTGTTCTTTCATGACCATTTAAATTTACTTCAGTAAAGTTGTTTCCTGTACTCAGGAGGTTTTTCCATTTTATAGATTTAAATTCAATCATACTTTAGGGGGAATAATAATATCATCAGGGGTAACTACACAATATGTAAAACCTTTCTCTTCACATATTTGTAGAGCTATATCAGTTTCAACTTCAATGATTCTCATGTCGGGATAATCATCTGCCTTTAATAATTCAGCATGTCTCTCTGCATCTTCCTCCTCCTCAAACAGATACAAAACATTATTTGATCCAACGTTGGGAGCATATGCACCTTGATCCTCTTTTCCTTTTACCGTTAAAATAAACATTAATCTAGTTGAATTGCCTCTGTGTAGATAGAACTAACAATGGACTTGAGGTTATCCTTAGTAGGAAAATCAAGAACATCAATATAGTTTTCTAAGAAGCTTAATGTTCCTTCTATCTCAATGTCTCCAGTTGGGGACACTTCTTGTATAGTGTTGTCAATAATTTTTAATTCATGTATCCCTATATTATAGAGACGTTCAATGAAATTGTCAAACTCACAATAGTTATCTTTCTGTTCAACTATCAGTTTTATAAACTTATCTTTATATGGTTCTACATTAAGACACTCATAATTTTCCAAAGAATCATTATAGAATATCTTTTCAAACATATGACTAGGGTTATTAATAAACTTCAATCGCCTAGTTTTTGTATTATATAAATGGAATCCTCTCTTATCTCCATAGTCATTCCAGTATGTCTGATAAGGATTACCAAGATATCTTATGTTGCCATTACTAGATCTAGTATGGAAGTGACCAGAGTAAACGTTCTTAAACTTATCAAACCTTTCATAACTCATCCCATGATCCATAACAAATCCAGGATGTGCCTCGAATCCTTTAAGTTCTAAGTGACCCATACATATCTCTGCCTTTGTATTTTCTATTTCATCAAAGGTCTCACTTTCATTCTCAAGACAGATCCAAGGTATAAAACAAATATCTAAACCCTCTATATTAAGAGTAGTTGGTTTCTCTATACAATGTACATTGTCATATTGATTAAGAAGTAGATCAACAGCATTAATGTTTAACGTGTTCTTATAGTAGGCAGTATGATTACCAACCAACGAGTAAACAGTAATACCTAGATCAGCAAGTTTATCAAAATACTTCTCCTTTGCCCAGTTAAGAGTCCAGAAGTCAATGGTCTTTCTATTATCAAAGGTATCTCCAAGATCTAATAGTGTCTTAATTTTATTCTTTACAAGAGTAGGAAAGAATGTTTCCTCATAGAACTTCTCCATATAGTCATGGAAAATCTGACTACTTTTACGTAATCCAAAGTGTTGATCAGTTATAATTCCTATCATTGGCGGTATCTTTGTTCAAGTGATGTTTTAATTCCTTCATACTCTTGACTATTTCCATAAGCATCAGCAGAGAATAGTTCATTATGACCTGACTTTTCAATCATCTTGTTCTTTATATCTACCTGTTTCTTTTCCTTCTGTATTCTACGTAAGAAAGCATAGTATATTATCTGAGTAAAATAAGCAAATGGATTCCTTGACTTCTCTGGATCGAAGTTATCAATATATGTAATACAATTTTCTATACCATCACCTATCATGTCATCTTTAAACATATAGTTGACAAAGTTTGGTTTATATGATAGATGTGTAGCAATCTTTAAGAAGCATTCACCTATGTATTTACTAACAGGAGGTTTCTTAGTTCCTTTTATTCTAGCAATTTCTACATGGTCTTTGTATTCAATAATTGCTGCTAAGAACTCTTTATTGTTAACATAATGTTCTTTTTTACTTGCCATTTACTATCTTGCTCTTGTCTGTCTATCATAGCATATTTAGGGGTACTTGACAAGGGGATAGAAAGTGTGTATAATAACTGTGTCAACGGTTAAGGGATACAACTAAGCTTTATCTGGGTCTTCTTTTTTAAACTCTAGACGTAAGACGTTCTCAAGATACTCCCTCGCCATATCAACTGATCCTATAAGACCAGTTTTATCATTTAATTCTAAACGACCTCCTTTTCTCTTTTGTGGGATAGGGGGTCTTGTCATATTTCCTTTTATTTTAGCAATCCTTTCCTCTTGATCTATTTTAGCCATAGTTCCCAAATAGAAACTACATACAGATGAATTTAATTCTGTCATACAAAGTATATCTTCTCCAAATATAGTAAACTCGTCCTCGTGTGTTATCTTATTCCAGTATTTAATTCTATAACCTTGTACTATTCCAGGTATATCTATTTCTTCTATCTCTAATGGTTTATTAATTATAAGGTAATCTTCTTCGGGACACGCTTCTTTAACTAAGCAAAGTATTTCCTCACCGTTCTTAAATTTAATACTAGCGTAGAAGGAGTCCATACTTACTGTTTTAATTTTACCTGTATAATTTCATAATCGAATGATTCTTGGTTATAGATTTTTACTCTCTCAAATAAATGACGAAGGGTATAATTAGGATTCTTACCATCTTTGGTAGTATCATCAGCAATGTCGTAAAGGATAGCAATTGATTTGTTTTCTCCTTTTCTTAATACTCTACCTATTGATTGTAGGTTTCGTACTCTTGACTTTGATGGGGATGCAAAGATGATATTGTGAAGACGTTTAATGTTAATTCCAGTTGAGAAGGTGCCGTAAGAGGCAACAATAATTGCATTGTCTTCATTTTCGGTAATGGTTCTGACTGATTCACGATCTTGTGTTTCAACACCACCATGAACAAAGAATACTTTTCGTTCACTAGATGCACTATTATTTATCATCTCATAAAGTGGTTCTCCATGCTTCTCTACGTAATTGAATAGGACTAGTGTATTTCCTTTAAGATCTAGAGCAAGGTTCTTTATGAAATTATTTCTTTTAGGGTGGGTTACTACCCATTCTATTTCATCTTGATAGGTATCAAAGTCCTGGTATGGATGTTTTAATGCAATGATTCTAATTTTTAACTTGGTAAGGTGACCTTCTTTAATTAATTCATTAGTGTTAGTTACCTTATCATGAGGTCCAAATAGTCCTTCTAGTACCAACTTATTTGTTTTACTACCATCTAATGTACCAGTAAACCCTATACGATACCTTGCATGATGTAGTTTAGTAAGTATTTCCGTCAGTGATTTAGCTTTGAATAGATGTGCTTCATCACCGATAACAGCAGTAAATGGTTCAAACCATTTCCTAGATTGTTTATATACTGATTGCCATGTAGTTATAGTAACTGCTTTATCAGTAACCTTTTCATGACCAGCATATATCTTATGAACATGATCATCTACACACCACCCATAGGAAAAGAAGTCCTTATATAATTGTTCTACCAAAGATGTAGTAGGTACAACAATCAATGTCTTCTGTCCTGACTCAAATAAAAATCTGACGATGGAATATATCATCAGAGATTTACCTGATCCTGTAGGTGATACTATTAGTTTTCTTCTCTTTCTTAATGCTTCATATATTGCTTTATATTGATAAGGTCTTATCTTTAGTGAAGTAAACTTATCAACATATGTTTTTATACCACTAGGAGATATTAATTCATCCTCCGAGTCAGGCATACCAAAGTGTTTATTATCAACATAGGAATATTCATACCCCCTTTCTTTACAAAACTGTTCAATATACTCTCTTAAACCTGCATATATCTGACCAGTTGCTGGTGAGAATAATCTTATCTTACCATCCCAATACCTCTTCCTATAGGAATCCATGAACTTTGCTTCTGGCACATCAAACGTGAAGTGATCAGATAGTTCATACCCTATATGAGGAGGTACTTTTAGTTGAAGGTATACTTCGTTTTTCTTTTTAATAAGAACATCACTCATCTATACCTCTAGAATAACGTAACCAATCAATTGCATTCTTTATTTGGAATGAACGATTGTTTATGTTATTTAGTATCTCTTTGAGAGTTTTCTCATAGGTATCATATAGGTCTAACCGACCCTGTGCCTTATTTAACTCTACATCTGCATTAAGATAGATGGGAACTTCATTCTTCATGATCTTTACATCAGGGCATTCTTCTTCTCTTCCCATATAGAAACTATACTTTTCTTTATAAAGCATCTGAAATGCATACTGTGCTTCTTTTTTCATCAATACCATTTTCTGGTATTTGTCTAACCATTTACAGTGTAGTATAGGTATTTTGCGTGCCTCATCCATTAAGTCATCTGCCATTTCAGCATCTGCACGCCACTCACTCATAAATTTTTCATTAAGATTCATAGTGTTAGTTCTTTGTCATTCTTATCTAGTAATTTGAAATAGGTGTATTTAAAAGTAACGTCTGCAGTTAGATATTGTATGTCATTAGTGTCTACACTAAATGGTAAACTAGTAATTGCTACTGGAAATGCATCATATATCTTGACTACAGTTTGAGTGTTAAAACTACTGTTTAGTATTCTAAGAGTAAGATCTAACCTATCGTAATCACCACCTTTATGCTCCTTTGCTTTCATGGCATTAGCAAACTCTCTCCATTGTTCTGCTTTCTGAGGATAAGTTATACCTGTCATCCAATTATGAATGATAGAGTAGTTTCTCATGTCCTCATCAACTAGAAAACTTATAGTAAAATCTTCGTAGTTTAACTTATCACCTGATAGTTGAAAGTCATTATAAACAGTTGCTTGCTGTGGACCTTCCATTGATATGCCAGGTATATTCGCTTCATTACATTGGAATGATACCTCTTTAAAGAAAGGTATATCCAACTGGAATGCTACTGGTGCTAAAAAATTTGACATCAAAATATAAAGGAGTCCTCCCATAGTATTTAGACATAAAAAAAGAGACCCCGTAGGGTCTCTAGTAAAATATGTAATCCGAATTACATTAAGTTTGCAACAGATACTCTTCTGTAGTAAACGTTAGTACTGAGGTTACCAGCAGCACTAGGGTTAGAATCGGTAAGAGTTGAATCATATCCCTTAGCAAATGGGTTAAGAACTACGCCATAACGTGTCTTAAATCCGATGCGTGGCTGGAAGTCGTCTTGCCCGACGCTACGTACCATCTGTAGAGGTACATAAGGACAATAGAACAGACCAGCATCATAAGGAGATGAACCCTTGTATCCGATAACATAGTACTGATTACCTGAGTTACCTGATGAATTTGTACCACCACGTGTGATAGTAGCATATGGATCAATGTAAACTCTGTATCTACCATTAAGGATACCAGCGAAAGTATTACCTGTCTCATCAACTTGTAGACGGTTATTACCTTCGATTGCAGGAGCGTAATCAAGAGCACCAGCCATTGCTAAAGCAGAAGCAACGTCAGCAGAGCACATAATCATGTTGCCCTTTCCACGACGAGTTTCTCTTGCAATTGCGTTTGCGTCTCTCTCGATTTGGAACATAAGTCCCTTGAATTTCTCAACTGACCAACGACCATTTGAGTCAACGTCTAGGTCGAAGATACCAGCAGTTGCTGTATCATGCTGTGCACCACGCTTTGCAGATTTGTAAATTGTACGAACAATCTCTCTGTTGATCTCAGCAAGGATCTCAGATGAAAGAATGTTTGCCAATTCTGACTCAGCATCAAGACCGTGAATTGCACGTAAATCTTGAGCAAGTTCAATACTGTACTCTGCCTTTAGAGCTCTGGACTTAGCAGTAACCGAGATCTTCTCGATACTGAATCCCATCTCTCTGAAGTCAGGAGCAGAACCGTCGCTATCTAATGCTTCAGAGTCCTGTGTGGACATTGGAGCACCATTGTTATAGTAACTCTGTGAAGTAGCTTCGTTAGAACCAGCTGCAAATGCATCGTTAAGAACAGCAGGGTTGTCACCTGTTAGTGTTGGACCAGCACCAGATACGTCGTTAGCACCACCAGTACCTGACTGATTTGGGTTAACTTCGTTGAAGAATGCTTCAGCATTACTTGTACCAGGACCATCATAACGTGCTCTCATTGCAAAGATTAGTCCAGTAGGACCACTCATTGGTTGAACACCAGCAAGGTCATAAGCAACCAAGTTAGGCATTGCACGTCTAATCAATGAGATTAGAACTGGGTCGAAACCTGCAACTGACTGGTCACCTGATGAACTAAAACCAGGATTTCCTGTTGCACCTGGGTCTGTGTTCATTGTAGGAACTGCTTCAGATAATATCTGACGTTCCTGTTTAATTACTCTTTCTTGGTTCTCTAAGAGAATTGAGGTAACAGCTTTCTTATAGTTATCTGTGATAGGATCAAGATCACCATGGTCGAGAACTGGTGCCCATTTTTCTTGAAGAACCTTAGACATACCTAATGTCATTTGTTTTTTTCCTCGTTTAAATAGGGGTTAGTTAATAATTTACTGCCACTGTGAGATAGCGTTGACATATGCTGCCATTGCACCTTCTGTAGGTGCTGCTACTTCTCCAGTTGCTACATCTTCCTTAGGAGCAGAAACCTTTTCCTTGGGGAAATAGTTTTCCTTAAGGGTTGCAAGCTTCTCCTTAAAGGATTCTTCAGATTCAAACTCAACTGACTCAGCAAGTGAAGCAAGCTTCTCTGCCTGTGTCTGAGCTAAACCTTTAGATACTTCGGCAATTAATGATTCACGAGTACGTGCATTAATTGTTCCGTTTAGTGAGACGTTCTTATCAATTTGCTCATTGAGCTTCTCTTCCATTTCATCTAGTTTGTTAGTCATCTCATCGAGAACATCATATTTTTCTTCAGGGATTGATACATAATTTTCTTCAAAAAGTTTCTTCATGCCATCCATGAAGGAACCATACATTTCTAGTTTGATGCCATTGTGGATTTCGAGTTCATTCTCTTTCTTCCACTCTTCGGCAACATAAGAAAGGAACTTATCCATTTTTTCAGAAAGTTCGGATTTAACCTCATCAACTTTCTTTGATAGTTCCTCTTCAAAAGCTTCTTCTAACTTTTTACGTTGCTCATTGATTTTACTCTTTACAGCAGCTTCAAAGATAGTTTTTGTTTTTGCTTTAAACTCTTCGGATAGTTCTTCGCCTGTTAGAAGTGCTTTAACATCGTCATCGACATTAATTTCTTCTTCAACGATTTCTCCGTTTACTTCTGTTTCTTCCGCTTTAGTGATACCTGCAGGTTTCCCGTCTGGTGATCCAGCGTTTTTGTTAACAGCGTTTCCTTTTATTTGTGATGTGCCTTTGTTGGCAATCTTGGATGAGTTGTCATCCTGTTTATAATTTTGGTTGGTAGGACCTCCCAAATCTTCAATCGAAGCATCTTGCGGTGCAGGGACGGAAACCTTTTCCATACCATCTGCTTTGCCAGCACCATCAGTGACTTGGCGTTCGGAGAGATTCTCTTCGACGAATGTTTCAAATTTCTGGTCAACTGATGCTGACATATTGATACTCCTTGTAAATAATCTTACTTATTCTGAATTTATTTATAAATTACAGTCCTTTCAGGAACTGTTCAAATGCGGAAACCTTACGCTCCTGCAAGTTATATAGGGTAGCAGCATCAATTCCTTTCTTAATTGAAGAAATTTCTTGCTCTTTTAGTAACCCATTGTCCCAAACCCATTCTTTTCCTTCCATAATACCTTCTACGAAAGCATCAGGGGCAGAGGGATCTGCAACAATATCAGCAGCAGTTGCTAACTGATAGTCATCACGAACGTAGTTTGCACCACCCATTTCTCTTAGAGAACCAACTCCTCTAGAAGAAACACCTAATGATACACCCTCATCTAGGAGAGATTTTGCAATCTGACCCATTGGTGTATCTAAAAGTTTTGCTTTACCAATATAATTGTTTCCTTCTCTTACGAGTGATTCAATTTTGTGTGAAGCTCTATCCAAATTAACTGTTGGTCCTTCTGGATGTCCTAATTCACCTAAAGCACGATTCTTAGAAATGTTTTCTGTGGTATATCTACCAACTTCTCTTTCAAGAATATCAATAGGTTACACTCTACCATTTCTATTTTTAATTTCACCTTTCAAAAATACACCTTGGATATAATGGTTCTTCTTACCATTGT